GCCCCGAGCCCGCCGTTAACCACGCATTTTCCACTGTCGGGACCCTTCGAGAGAAGGGTCGCCAACCACACAAACCATATATTCCCTCGCACTTCTGGTAAGTACACTCCCTCGTTTCTACCCGGCCCATCCCCGCCAGGTGTTACGTCCTTGGAGGCGCGCACCACCGCACGCTCAAGCACTCGCAAAAGGCAACTTCAGTCCCGATTTTTCGATTTGGGTCCGAAGAGGCAAAAGACAAAAAGGCGGAGCAAAAAGCAAAGGTCGGATGGGCTTCCTGACAATAGGGATTGACACCTGAAGGCCCGGCTGGTCATCAACCCAGGTCGCTCTCAACTCACCGAGGAAAAGCCAAGGGCAATTCCTCTGGAGGAAAGACAACACCGGAGACATCCAAAGCCGGGACCAAACAGGTTCCCCCCGTTCCAGACGTACGTTCTTTTCCCTACTCCTGGTTGGGTAGGTTCTATTCGGTACAAACTTTCTCGGGGGAAACGCCAACACCCCACGCCATTCCGCCACGTGATACCTGGTCACCTTACGCTCGAGTCTGGCTATCTCCTTCTCTAAAGAAGGCGACGACTCGACCAAAGGTGGACCGAGAGTAAAAGGCAGTTTCCTTTCGGATCCTTCGGACTCGCACAGGGCCTCGTTCTCGCCCATCGACATGCACATCCGAAACCACCGTTTTTTGACAAGAAACTGCCACCACCTCCGTGGAATTTGAGAAAGCGTAGGTGCTCTCCGTGAGAATATGGATTGTACAGCTCGCACGTTCAACAGCCATGCGGCCGTCGAAAACTTGAGCTGTTTGACCAGAGTGAAAAGGCAGTCCGCGACCGTTCCGTCAGGCTCCTTCCAGAGATTGGTTCCAAGGAACCCGAAGTTCAGACGAGGCAAGAACCTTCCGGTGACGAAATCGAACGTAGTCGAATTCAAATCCCCGTACCGGCACGACCTCATCGTCTTCTTCAGGTTCAACTTAAACCCAACCTCCTTCGTCTCCTGAACCCAGGCATCGAAAACTTCATCACTCCCCGCAAATATCAGATCGTCCCCGTTAACTTTTGATTTCCTCCAGACGGGAACGCAACCCTCTACCCTTTGGCGTGCTCGATCTAAACAGATCTTATTTAACAAGCAAAGCACAACAAAGGAAAGAAGGTTTCCCATCATAGAGCCGCGAACGATCTTCCTTTTGTCACCCTCCCATTCAATCCATGTGTCCTCAAACGTCGAGAGGAGCACCTTCCGCCTGCGTTCCGGTAACGCTTCCCCTAACACCTCAACTACGGCGCACACAGCATCTTTGTTAAGTCGATCTGTAGACGCTTCAAAGTCGCCGGAGTTGATCTTTTCACCAGGTCGACAGTCGTTGTGGACTTCTTTAAAATGGTCGGCCGTCACGTCGCCACGAACAATCCAGGTTTGTGTGCGGCAGAGATGATCATAAGCGGCTTCGTGCACCGGGCGTAAAATTCGCTTGGCCCGGGCAGCCTGCATAGTCACAACTCGTACCTTCCCTTTCTTCTTCGCAGTTCCGAGACGACACCTGGTGGTGTCACCCTCTCTAGGACAATCATGCGTACGCCATGTTTTGTCATCCTTTTTCTCATCCCAGGACCGGAGACAAGAGAGAGTTCCACCACATCCTCGTTCAACTTCTGCACAACCCTGCTGGTCAGGGACGTACGCGCGTTCCTTCACACGC